GCATCATTGTTATTCCACAAACACTTAAACACTTGGTCATATCGATTACGAATATAGAATCGTTTTACCAATGTGCCTGATGGATTGAGTGCAAACATATCAACATCATCTTGATAATAATCATATTTTTCACCAGAATCCCAATCAATCCTTTGAATAACAGGACTAATACCTGATGAATTAATTTTTTTAACGGCAAATATATTTTTGTAAATTTGCTTTAATGATTTTTGGTCTTGAGTTGGTTGTGGCGGATCAATATCATTTGTCCATGGTAAAACACGGGACATAAAACAATAGAGTGTGCTAACTGGTGTGGTAGTACCAGTAACCGAGGCCACAGGAGCAAAATAGTCCTGCTCAACTTGAGTTACTTTTGCATTATATGTTAGAAGGTCTTTATTTGCCATAGTATGTATTTATTAAGCGTGTGTAATAGCTACAAAAGTATTTGCTAATGTTCCATCCATACACCAGTATTTTACAAAAATAGTTGATGTTGCCGGAATACTATATGTAGTTGAATTAACTGTTGAATTAGTTGCAGAACATCCATGAGTAAATGTTTGACCACCACCAGCAGTATTAGTAATCCAAGCTTCAACTGATTTACCTACAACAAAATTTGAAAGTGTTACAGCCAAGCCTACTGAAGTCTGAGCACGAACAACTGAGTCGTTTGCAAAGCTTATAGTAACTGCCGTTTGAGCACTTGGATATATGTTTGGTGTATAAATGAATCCTTTTACTGGTGCCACAGTACCGGTGAAAGTTACAGAATCACCATTGAATGAAGCAATTTCATTAACAACATTTGAACCCGTTGGTGTGTTCCAAAATCTTATTCTGGACCCACGATTTGTGTCTGAATGATTTTCAGTAGCAACAAAATCGATTCTTGCATCACCAAATGGTGCATATCCTGTATCGCCATATGAGTTACCAGCAATACGCAACAGAATATCATTGTTCTGTGTCGCTGTTGGTGCACCTACTGTGCCTCTGGCAGTTCTACCAGCAATAAGAGAATATGCCGTATTTGATATACCAATGGAATCAATCAATATCCTGGCTGGCGTGTTTGCTTTGCCAGTCAATTGCATTAGTGTGCCGGCTTGTGTTGGAGTTTGTGAACTTCCTGATGCGGTGATTCTAAAGGCAGCTTCTGTTGCTAAGAAGTTTGAATTGGCTAGAACAACGGTGCCATTGACTGTTGCGTTGCCTTGAACATTTAAATTATCAGCATTGATATACTGACTATAATCAATTGCGTTTAGTGATGTACCACCAAAAGTAGAGTTTGGTTTATCATAAACAGAATGTAGTATGGAATAAAATCCACCAAAACTGTTTCTTGATACATTTGAAAGGTCTGGTATTAGTGTCTGACTATTATTTAATGTTAATACCGATCCAGCACTTTGTGTTATGGCATTAGCTATATTAGTGGCAGCATAAATCAGCGTGTCAGAAATCTGCATTGTTCCTGCCGTCAGCGTCACTGGTCCCATACTAACAACTGCTTTGGCCAAAACTGATGCAGCGGCATTATTTACAGTAACGCTAAAATAATTACCACCAACCATTACAACTGTACCAGTACCAGTAATACTTAATGTAGATGAAGATAAATCACATCCTCTAAAATTTGTATATGCAGATGATGTTTTTGTTGCCGCAGTCGTTACTGTGCAACCAATAATATCAACCGAACCATTTGCAGAAGTTCCTGAAATAACAAGATTGCTCATCTTTAGACCATCAACGGTACAACCTGTTGTAAGAGTTAAAGTACCAGAAAGAGTTGTGTTTTTACCTATTAACTCATGTGTGGTTAAAACGGTATACTGAGTATTAATTGTTACATTTTCTGCATAATCGCCTGGATGTAAAACAATTGTTTTTCTTTGATTAACAGATGTTGTTTCAAAAGCAGGAGCTATTAGTTGTATTGCTCGAGCAATTGTTTTTACTGGATCACCAATTGTACCTTTACCACTATCATTAAATGCCACGGGACTCACATGGATTTCTTGACTATATCCTGTTATGTAAGGACTAGATGCATCAGGTGTGCTAGAGTAAGTAAGTGCTTTTGTGGTTGGATTGTATTCTACAAGATGTTTTGATGCGTATGCTGATACATTTCCATTTGCACTAAGAGTCGGAGTTAATGTTCCGTTGATTGTTGCAGTATTACTAATTATTAAATTGCCAGTTATGGTTAAATCACCAGCAAAAGTACCTGATGTGTTAGCCAAAGCATTATTGGCTTTAGTAAATGCTGCCCATGCATGATTGTTGGCTGTTGTAATGTTCGTATTCTGTGTAGCATTGACACCTTGAATAAGAACTGTATTAGATGATGCTGAGTTGGCGGTATTATATGCACCTTGAGATAAACTTGCTGGTGCAGCTGCAACAGACTGAATAGAACCATCAGCAAATTTAATGTAACTTGCACCATTCATTGAAAGACCATAACGAGAAATAGTAGCCACAACATTGGCAGACTTTTGACCGCCTACAGCAAAGACCACATTGGCACCAGATGATACGGTACCAATAATTAAATTACCATCAGAAGATGAATCGACTGAACCGTGAACATACAAATAACCATCTAAGGCTTTTTGTGCAGAAAAATTTGGATCATTATATAATGAATTATTCATACCCATATCAATAAAGTTATTGGCAGTTGTGCCAATATCAGCAGTTGCTACATAATCTATTGAACTGTTTTTATCAGTATTCTGTGCATTAACTTGTAGATATGGATTACCTGAACCAGCAAATTGTGCAATCACATTTGGAAATATAATATCAGGTAGACCAACTTTAAGAGATTTGTTTTCATACAGGCCGTCTGCAAGAACGGTAGCAGAAATTCTTCCTGTGACATCAGATGATAAATCTACACCAACAAGAATGGTGTTGCCTGTATTGGCATCTAAACTTGATATGACTGGCAGGTCTGTAATTTTTACTGTGGACATTTGTTACCCTAGTGTAATGACGTTGTTATCTTGTGTTGCAATTGTATCTCCATCCTGTGTAATTAACTCAGGTGAATATTGTTGGCCAACAGGTCCGTATATAATGACATCTGTTGTATTAACTGTTCTCTGTACCGACATCAATGAATTAACTGTGTTGGCCAAATTACTGGTCAAAGTAACTGTACCACCAGTCCAGTTAACACTTTGTACCGTTTTTTCAGTATTGTTGGCTACCAGCACTTTATCACCAGCAAACACGATATCTTTAAGTGGATACTGTGTATTACTGTAAGCGCCACCGTTAACAATGTTATAAGAACCTGTCAATGATGTTATATTTATGACGTTACTACCAGCATTTGCTGTCACATAGGCAACATTTGCATAGGTCAACCAAACATTATCTTTGAGAACAACATTGTTGGCTCCGTTACCATAAATCTCAGCCACTTCAGAGAATATTTGGAATCCATTGGTCAATGTAATGGCCAAACTACTATTTGGTAATACAATATTTTGTAAGTTGGCACCAACAAGTGATTTAAAGTTAACAATATTATTACTGTAATTCGTCCATGTTGAACTCATGGTCACATAAGAACCAGGATCTCCAGTATAATAACCTAATGGGAAACCTGTGTCTAATGCTGAAACGGTAGTCAAATCAATTGCATCATTAGATTTCATTGCATACCGACCAATGACCTTCATACCAGTTGGATGTAGTAAGTTCAGCAATGTATCTCTATACTTTGCAATTTCTTTTTCTAATGTAATTTGATATGTAAAATTGTTATAGATTTCACTTTGTAGAACATCAAATGAACTTGGTTGACCAGTTGTATCAAGGTATTGTCCTTGGCTAATTACCAGACCATTTAAGAATGAAGCATCTGCACGACCAGTACCATCACCATATGTAATTAAACCTGTAGAATCAAATCGTGTTGCAGTATTGATGGTTGAATAGGCACCAGTCATAGACATTATGGTTGAACTATTTGCAATACGAATAACTTGACTTGGATTAGGAGATGCTGTATAACCATATACTCTTAAACGGTATAGTGATTGTAATGGATTGCCAAAAGGTGTTAATAATGAAGTTGAATCTACTGTGGCCTGATAAGTTGAGTTAGCTAATGTTACACCTTGATATACAATATCACCAGCAACAGGCACAGTATTAATTGTTAAATTGGCTACAACAATGTCTTGAATTTTAAGTGAAACATTTGGTGTAGCTACATAATCTTCACCAGCATTTAAAATATTAATTGATGTAATTGAACCAACACGATCCACAATTGATGAGAAAGTTGCTCCATCACCTAATATTCCAGGAACTACCAATACAGCATTTGCAGCTGCAACGTTGGCAGATGATACAGTTACAGATGGCAAAGCATCACCACGATAACCTAATCCACCTAATGGATATGTTAATCTTTGTGATGGGTATGTGTATTGAATGGATAATATTTGTCCATTACTTCCTACAGAACTTACTTTGGCATTGGCGCCTAGCCCAGAGCCACCAGTAAATAGAATAATATCATTGTTTTGATAACCTCGACCAGCAGAAATAATTTGTATTGGTGCCAAAATACCTAAATTTTTCAAGTTAGCTAAACTACCCGACACATCGGTTGTGTATTGTGAGGTAGCATCAATTGATGGTATAGAAGAAATTCCTCCACCAGAGTTTTCTACTAAAACAGAAGAAATAGGAAATGCAGAAAATCCAGTATATGTAAATGCATTGGCCAATGTGGTGTTCGCATTAGCCAAAGCCACATTAGAGAAAGCATAATCTGCTGCACCTATCTGTGTTAATCGTTTTAAAGAAATAACATCTGTTGGTACAAAAGTAACATTAGCAATACTATTTGCTGAGGGACTTAAACTTCCAACAACTGCAACGGCACCAGGAGCATTTGATATTGTAATAATGGTGTTTGGATTACTACGATAACCATAACCTCCAGTTTCTAATTTAATACGCTGAATTGATCCAGAAGTAGTTTCACCTACAGTAGCCGTAGCACCTTCACCATTAGCCGAATTCAATCCTCCATATACAATAACTGGATCACCTGGTTGGTATAATAACCCACGATAATTTGGGTTAATACGAATTTGACTAATCTGACCTACAATTTTTGCGATGAGTGGTTGACCATCAAATAAGATATCTTGATTATTAACATCAACTACACGAACAAATTCACCAGACTGAAACAGTCGTTGAATATCAGAAATGAATAATTCTATTTTGTTACCAGAAATAATTGCATTTTCAATTGTTGCAATAGACTTAGATGTTTCACCAAAGATTCGATAATTGACACAATCTAAGAAGTTTACATTATCTGAATCTAATTTTAAACTTTTTGCAATGTACCATTTACCTGATGATGCACGAAGAACGGCATCTTTGGTATAAAAGAATTCCACATCAGTATTGTATAATGTTCTGAAAAGAAAACGATATGCCGCCTGTGTACCTTTTGACTGATAAAGGTCTCTTGCAATCTTAGCAACCTTTTGTTTGTCTGCTAGAATTTCATCAGGAAAATAAGATAGAAAATCTTCATAAAAATAATCTAAAAATTCAGCCGATGTTTGGTCAATATCGGTATAATTTAAAATGTTCTTTGTTCTATCTTCTACATTATTATTTTGTTCCAACCATTCATAGTATGCCTGTAGAAATAATACAAAATTAGCATACGCCGGGTCATCCCGAACAAATTCGGGAAGCTGTGATGGTATTAATAGTGATGTTTTTTGGCCGCTAGCAATAGTCATGATTTGGCGGTAACGTTAACGGTTATTGCTGTTGGATCAAAAGGATCAACAGTAATAATTCGATTGTATGAAGAAGAAACAATTGTTGTAGTTGGTGTGGCCATTACAGATAGTTGACCAAAATCATTATCGATTGTAAGGGGATTAAATGAGTTTAATGTAATGATACCTTCTTGATAATCAATTGTACCAATATTTGAATTGAAAATAGTTTTAACACCAGAACTATCAAAATAATATGTTCTAAGTGTGCCATAACGGCCTTGCAAATTAACAACAAGAGATGCTAATTGACCTGTTGTATCACCGGCAGCCGGTGTCACCATTGCAATTGCACTGGTATATCCATTGCCTGCATTGGTAATTTTAACACTTTGTATAGAACCACCAGATATTTCAGCTGTTGCTGTTGCACCTGTACCATCACCCATGATAGTAACTGTTGGTGCGCTTTGATAAGAAAAACCAGGATTTAAAATCGAAATCGATTCAACTCCATTGGTTGATGTTGGTACTTCTTCAATGTAAACACCGTCAATGGTGTTGGCCAAATTGGATGGATCTCTAAAACTCATTCCAGGTGAACTACCCACACCACTCAAGAAACGACCTGCTTGAAGTGGAGTATTATAATAAAGATTATATGTTGTTGGTGTAGTTAAATTAGGTAAAAACTTTTTCTCCAGTTTCATGGAGTATTCACTAGTAATTACAGAGGTACTGTATGTTTGAATTGTATTCAGTAAATCGTAAGTATTGAATGTAGAATTAAAAGTATTTAATGTATTATTTGTAAATGCTTGTATTGCTGATTTAATACCTGACTGTAATTGTGTTGATGTTTGATTTGTTTTGTTTGGATCATATATTACATTAACTGTTAAAAGAATGTATGTATAATCAGGATCAACAATTGTAGGTGTAACTGTTACTACAGAAATAGGAATTAAAACTTGTGATGTAATTTGTTGTTTCTGTGATTGAGTTAAACTAAAAGCACCTGTTGGCTTTAAAGAAATAAACACTTGACCATATACAGGAGGAGAATTTTCTTCACCACCCCATACACTTACCGCATCAAATGAGATACCTAAACTATTCTGTTGAATGGCGGTAATATAATCGTTTTTAGTGACGGCACGGTTTTGTGCTGCATAAGATTTAGGTGCCTGAAATTTAATAGATTCAATTGTTTCTCTATCGTTACCTGCTGTTGCTGCTGTTACAGGGAAAACAGATGTATTTGAATAACCTGAAATTGAATCCATCAATACAAAATTATTGGCATCAGCCGCAGAAGTGCCTGATGTTACTACATACGATACGACTACAATATTACCATCAACTAATTTATTACCAATAATACCATCACCAAAATAGATTTGATAGGTGTTTGTTAAACTCTCTTGTAAAAAGTATACTTTAGAATCGCCTGTGAGTGCCAAGAAATTAGTGGCCAAAATATATACTTCAGAGGCAGCATTTGAAGATGATTGTTGAACTGTAACAGTAATTGTTGATGTATCTACACTCTCATCAGGTATTTCAAATGTATACGATGGGTTATTGATAGAATCAACAGTAAAGTTTAATGTTGTTGCCAAACCTTGTTTCAAAGTAATATTATTAAAATTGACCACACCACCAGAAGTATTTTCTGTGTATGAATCAGCAGTAACAAAGTTATAATTTACACCTTCAATGGCTTCTGACATAAACTGAGTAAACTTTGGTAATGTCAATGAAGATCCAGTTACCTGGTTTACTTGTAAATCAATTATGGCTGTAGGTGCAATGGCTGACCGTGGTGTATAGTTTAATAGTTTGGCATGAGAAATGACTGATCCTCTTTGGATGGCTGTGTCCAAAAACATCTCATTACCCACTTGATTCAAATAATATGCACTATATTGTGTATTATAAGCAAGAATATCTAATAAAGTAGAAAGTGCAGAACCTTCATAGTTATAATCTTTTAATACATCTTGCGATTGTAAGTATGTTTTTAGATTATTCTTAATTGTATTGAAATCCAAATCGGTCATTTGGATGTTGGAATTAGCACCTGCCATTTTATCTATTTCTCTCTAAAAGTAGGGTTACTGTTGTCGGTAATGTGGCATTCTCAATATAGAAACTGAGATAGACATTATAAGCATTATTGTCTGGAAGAGGAGTCACAATCACTTGATTTACTCTGGCTCTTGGTTCATAATTGTCAATCATCGTATTGATTTCTCTTTCCAACGATGCGGCCGTTAGAGGTGATACCATTTCAAACAGTAAGGCATTAAGATTTGAACCTAAATCTGGATTAAAAGGTCTTTCAAAGTGATTCGTCAACAATAGGTTACGGATAGAACGAATGACCGCTTGGTCATCGTAACTAAGGGCTACATCGGCCGTTACCGGTTTCTTGGTAAAAGTGAAATCGATATCGGAGTATATTTTTGTTATTGTTAGTGCCATCTTCTTATTTATTCTGCTCTAGGAGTAAAATTGCTTTTTTTAGTATTTGAATTGACGACAAAAAAATTCGAGGCCGGAACACAAAAAATCAAATTTTGCTTTATTGAGGATTTATTCTTTCTTTTATTTTGTCAGTACCAACAAAATTGTTGACCAAATAGGTCTCCGTTTCACCCATATTACTGAATTTTTTGACGGAATTGTAGTTGTCTACAAAACTACGCAAATTAGTATAATAGGTTACATCAGCATTTTGTCTGGTTACCAAAAGTGTGTTAGTATTTGATATATCAGATAGAATCTGTGATATCTGTGCCTCTGTTAAATTGTTGGCCGTTACACCATTCGTCAAAGTTACAAGATTGTTGGATAAAGTAACATTTGCTGAACCTATTTGTGGTCCAATCAATATACTAGTGAAACTACCTAAAATGGGTGAAGTATTGGTTATATTGTCAGTTTGATTGGTAATATACAAGGCAGTTTTACCTAATCCCATAGCCGTATCATAATATGGATTCACAACATCTTGTCCTACAAATGGTGTAACTCCTGATATTCTATTGGTGTGAGCTAAAAAAGAACTCGTGTTATTATACAAACCATTTGCAGCTGTAATAATTAAATTACAATTTGCAATGTTTTGACTGGCACCAGTATTTGCCACAATTATCATGGTTTGTGAAATTGTAATGATTGAACTGGTATTGGAATTCACAGGATTTTGATAATAACCACCAACTGTGTTGTTAGCTATGTCTTGAGCCTGCCATGTTTCAATAAACGCCGGCATCGAATTAAGATGAGCCACGGTGTTTGCAGAGAGATTTATTACATCACTATTTGGGTCACTAAAATTATAACCTAGTGTTGCAAATACTCCTGTTGCATTATTAACTGATGCCATTATCTAAACTCCAAAAAAAGGTGTCAAAGGTGGACTGGTCGGTCCTTTTGGTGAATTGTGTATATGTGTATTGTAAATACCTTTATTAATAATATCAGACATTAATACGGCATTCATAATACCAAATTGTGCAAGAGGTGATGTCACCAAAGTTAATGATGTAATAGGACCTAAAGAATAAACTCCTAAAGGACCTGCATATACACCAGTACCAGCATTGATACGACTTTCAGCCGTAACTAAATCGGCTGCAACAGAGCCAGCTACCACCAAATCAGAATCAACAAGAACATGGTCAGATGCCGCTATACGAACTGAACCTCCAAAGTTTTCATTGGCCGCAATCGATATGTCATCATCACACGATAAAGATATATCACGCACAGACCGATGATTGGTTTTACCACCCACTAATACATTGTAATCACCTGCCACCTGTAAATTATAATCACCTTTAACATCCATATTGGCATGACCTTCAACAGTAATATTACAAGTACCTTTAATCAGAACATTTTTGCCTTTTAGATGTATTTCGTAACCAGTACCATACACCTTATGCACTTCATCACCATTAGGATGCATTTCTAAAAAAGTACCTGAACGGTGTTGTAATCTTACTCGTTCTCTCGTTGGAGTGTCATCCATCTCAAAGGAATGACCAGACTCCGTTTGTTGTATAGTATTATATGGATAAATTGGTGGGTTTTCAACTGTTGCGGCCGATTCTGGCTCGGTCCAAAGATTGTCAGATGGTGATTGTGGTATAGTTGCCATAATTAAGGTGCCGAATCTTGTATAATTTTTGGTTGTGCTGGAGCTTCATATGCTGCAATGGTCGCATTAGCCGCATCCAATTCTGCTTGACTGGTTGGTACTAAAAGTCCTGCTGTTGCTGAACCCACTATTGCAACTGTGCCAGCTCCTACAGCCGCAGTTAATTTTACTGTATCTCCGACAGTAGTTGCCAAAGATTTAGCCTCTTTAAGTATTGCATCAAAGTCACCAGAACTTTGTAAACCATCTGAAAGACCAGCACCAATATCTTTAAAAACATTTCCAATAGCTTTAATTATTCTTGCCAAACAATCTTGTAACAATGCTAAAAATTTAGCAGGCAAACTTAAAATCCATTGTAAAATTTCTCTCAATTTTGCAATATAAGCCACAACATACTTCTGAAAATCCAAAATAGGTTGTAAAATTTGTTTATTAATATAATCAACTTCTCGTTTAATTGATTTGAGTGTATTTAATAACCAAGAAGTTTGTCCTGTAGCATCTCCTAGACCTAATGCTCTTAAAACGGCACGAATGGCTTTTCTAATTTGTTGAGCTATAGCTTTAGTGTATTTTTTAAGATTAATATTTTTTTGCATATCACCCACAAAATCACACACATGAGCTAAATTGTCGTTGGCTTGTGAAATGGCTGTATTTGCCACAACACCTCGTGCCAACGGTGCCAATGTTGGTTGACCCACTTGATATTGTATTTGACCTGCTGGCGGTGTTGCTTGTTTTAAATTACTTTGAGGTGAGAAACCTTTTGATTTATCATAAGATGCTTCAAAACCAGGAAACACGCCCATAATGACTGGTGCCTGTGCTGACTCTCCATCAGAAAAGAATCCCATGACATAATCACCTAATCGTGGTGGACTAAATGTCTTTGAATTACTAGGTGATAATGATGGCTGAGCCCATGGTAAATCTTTAGTGGGTAGTTCTTGTAGGTTGTCACTATGATAACCAAATATACGAACACGCACACGACCAGCCTTTAAAGGATCAGCATTGTCCTCAACGACACCATACCACCAATTAAATCCGTCTTTACCTAAAAAATTATTCATCTACCGCTTTCCTAAATTCTGGACTATTATTATTAATCTGTGAATACGCTGTTGGTGAACTGTCTTTAGTAATTTCTAAAACTGTTTGATATGCACCACCAGAACTAATAATATGTCTTACAGCACTCACCAAATATGTTCCTGAATAGTATCTATCCAACTCTTTTTTGTTGCTTGAAGGTTTCAATGTCAATAGATTGAAATTAATAGTTCGACCAGCAGTAATACCAGGATCACCTGGTATGGTAATCTTAACTACAGTATAATTCGCCAGACCAAGTTGTGCTGTTCTTAAAGGTATATAATTTTCAACGGCAATATCTTTTGCAACAGAACCAGGAATATTTTTAACATATTGTAATTGATTCTGTGAAGCATTAGAAGTTGATACTTTGATACGAGAATCATAAGATTCGTTTTGTGTTTTACCTAATCTATTTTTTAATGGCACCAATACATCATTTTTATTAAGAGAAGATGTTTTTTTCTTTTCAAAATAATCACTATAATTGAACTCGATGGTTTTATATGTTCTTGCCAATGGGTCAATTGAAATTAATTTATTGGCAAATGTACCAGAATTAATATCTTCTAGTGCATCATAGGTTTTGACAAATTCATAATCCAATACTGTGATAGTCTTTTCTTGAAAGTCCTGTATTGAATCTTCAATGTTCTTGGCCTGATATCGATAGGTACTATAAATTGGTTCTTTGAACATGGACTGTAATGACCTGTAATTAAAACCATTCTTGGTTTCAAAAAATAACATATCAGCACCTATTGTGCCTGTTATCTTTGGCCTTGCATAAGTGGACAACCAACTAATAGCTTCAAATGGTTTTAAACGAGGCAGAACAAAGTCATACATACCAATTGTCTGTTCTATTACCTGTATATTTTTCTTCTTTACTTTTAATTTTTCAACCAAAATATTTTCAATGATTTTGGATATTTCTGTGCCAGTATATGATTTACTGATTTTAGTTTGTTCCGATAGTAACAATTCTTCAGAACAGAAGTAAAGAGTGTATACCTCACTATTCATGTTACCACTAGGTTTTCTATCACTAGTTTTATAGATTCTAAACAATTGGTCGGTCGAGTTGTCACCTGTTCGTATTTTACCAAAGTTGATTTCAATATATTCATTACCGGTTAACTGAAAGAGTTCTAAGAATCCTTGTGCATCAACCAATGTAATATAACCAGAAGTAACAAAACTGTAAATGTCCTCAAAATATGACAGTTCAACCATTAGTTTCTTTAACTCAAATCGTTGGCCACTAGCGGTCAACAGATTGAGTGTCTGTATCGAAAAGTCTTGAGGGTAATAAGCACCAGGAGATTCAACTACTGGAACTTGTTGATTATTTTCCATATTATTGTGACATCAATGATTTAAATTGTGATTCCATTTGGTCAACATAGACCGAGTTCAATATGTTTATCTTTCTTTTTGATTCGTTTAACTCATACTCATAATCATAGATAGTAATGATTCTTTTTGTGGTTGCAACAGTCACAGTAGAATTACCGATAGAATATGTTTGTGTATTTTCAACAATGGTATTGTATTCTGTTTGATTTACATCAATTGTGTTAATTGTTACTGTATTGGTAGAATTATCTGTTTGAGTTAATTTCTTTTCATAACTGTAAACTGTAGTTGTTGTATTACCAGACGGATATTTTTCTGCCATGTAGTTATCAAATACTGTAGAATCCATTGGCCATGACCATTGTGGGTCTAATAGTTCATTTGCAAATAGAACAATCCAATACCGATAAGAATCACCATAGTATTTGTATGCAATGATTTCTGGTGTATCACCTTCTTGTATATCATATGAGTAGTAAACAAGAGGATTCTTTAATACATCAGGTATAATACTGGCTCGTGCCATAATATTGGTGAATACCCTTGAAACTCCAACATTGTCGGTTTCAATTATTTTTGGTAAAGTATCAAAATATTGCATTAATATCCTGCCTTAATTTTATCTTTGTCGATGAGTTCGATTTCTTTAAAATTGATTGTTAGTGTTGTTTGTACCGGAGCACCATCATCGTGTGCAGCCCAACCATTAGGTGCATAGTTCACATCAATATTTTCAATGACGCTTTCTGCAACTCTTGTTACATTATTGTTTCTTTGGCCATTAAACAAAAAGTCCAAATCAAATGTTGATGGTGGTACAAAAAACATACCAGCAGCTGCCGTTGTGATTTGTGGTGCAGCATGATAACGGAACAGTTTGATAATTTCTTTCACAGTTTCAGCTTCTTGGCGTGAATATGGTGTGAAAGTAAATGCCATTTGATAGGTTCTAAAATCAATACCCTCAAATAATAATTGTTGTTGTGGATTAATTGCAAGGCCTTGTGTAGAGAGTGCAAGTTTGGCTGCATTAGATTGTGCAACTGTTAGTCCAAGACTGGCTATTTTACCTAAAGTGCCTACTACTGGTACATTTGATACAACACCAGCCACTTCATTTGCTACTTCTACTAAACTTAAATTACCATAACCAGAAGTATATTGAAAATTTAAGGTATCGGGAATATATAGAGAAATGGTTGCAACTTTTCGTTTCTTCTTTGGTTTGAAATTTAAAGTCTTTTGTGCATCACCACTAAAAAAGTTTTTAATGGAATTAAATTGTTCTTTTACGCCTTCAATTGATGTTGATTTATTAATAAATGTTTTGGCTTCTTCATAAGTAATGGGGTCAATTTCATTAACTGAAAATTGAACAATATGACCTTTTGTTGCTGAACCTAAATCTCTAGGATATTGATAACTGTTTGAACGAAATTTATTACCAAACAATGCTCCAAGGGGACCATTAATGATATTACCTGGTATTGATACACCACCGATGGATGTTGGTATAGAAATGATAGCCATTAGGTTGTCCTAAAAAGAAAGATACATAATAATATATTTATGGCGTATTCCGGACGATTTACACCCTCCAACCCTCAAAAATACATTGGGGATTATAACAATATCATCTACCGCTCATCATGGGAAGCAAAGGTGATGAATTGGCTCGACAAAAATCCAAGTATTATCTCGTGGGCATCTGAAGAATTGATTGTTCCTTATCTTTCACCTGTTGATGGTCGTTGGCATCGTTACTTTCCAGACTTCATTGTAAAAATGAAAACCAGAGATGGTAAACTGAAAACAATGATGATAGAGGTCAAACCAAAGAAACAATCACAACCACCAGAACCACGCAAACGAATCACTAAACAATACATTCAAGAGGTGGCCACTTGGGGTGTCAATCAATCTAAATGGAAAGCAGCCACCGAGTTCTGTTTGGACCGTGGGTGGGAGTTTCAAGTTCTTACGGAAGACCATCTAGGACTGTAACTAAATAATAAATGGCATCTAAACTAACACAACTCGCAAAACAAAAAACTGCTTCGGAACTTCAAACGATGAGCCGTGACTCTTATCGTTGGATGACCAAAAAGATTGGTGACCTTAGTAATCCTACAGGAATCGCTTCTACGATTGCTCGGGAGAATAGAGGTAATCATTTTTATAATGGCGGATTATATTTCTTCTATTATGATCCAAAGACAAAATCAGATTTACCATATTATGACCGATTCCCTTTGGTATTGGTATTAAACATTGAGGCAGATGGATTTACTGGTCTGAACCTACATTATTTACCAATTCAGTATCGAGTCGCCTTTTTGGATAAATTGATGGATTTTGCGGTGGTTGACGGCAATAAAGATATTCAGCGTATGAATGTGACCTATGACATATTAAACGCCTCCAGACGGTTTAAAGAGTTTAAACCATGCTTTAAAAAGTATTTGATGAACCATGTTCAATCAAAAATACTTGCCGTGCAGCCAAATGAGTGGGACATAGCGGCATTCTTGCCAATACAACAGTTTAGGAAAGCTACCGCTGCTAAAGTATGGCAAGAATCACTAGAACAGATACGATAAGGAACTAAAATGGCTGGTAATATTAACGATTTTAAATCCAGTTTTCAAAAAGATTTATCTCGTCCACATAAATTTGATGTGAATATTCCTATTCCTTTGACATTGATACCATACATTAAATCGGCTAAATCTCTTAACTATCGTTGTGAAAATGCACAATTACCTGGTAGA